GAGTTGGGATATTTGAATTTTGCGTTAATTCTTTCGGTGTAGCTAGCCCAAAAAAACGCATCTACAATTGTTATTTTGTTTGTGTTGGGTGGTGGCGCGTCTACTTGGGTTCGCACTACGCGAATGTCAACCGGCGGCGGCTGGGTTAGCGCAATGGTATAGGCTTTTTGGTATAGGTCGGTTGTGCGGCCACTTAGGGTTTCGTCAACAACAACAGTGAACGGTCCGCCTGCGTATGAAGTTTGAATTTGATACGTTACAGGTACACCATCAAGCTGGCCTTTTTCTAGGTAGACCACTAAACTTGGCACTGAAATAAGGACGCGGACAGATGTAACATCTGTGTCGGTAATTGAACGTGTTACAGGTACGCCATATGTGACCTTGACGCCAACCGGAAAATCCTGTTCGTTTGCGTCGCCAATGATGTCGGTGTATGATTGATCCTGTGTGCCTTTGCGGGCTGCAAATGCTGATCCTGTAAGATTAAAATTGTAGTCGGATTTTTGAATGTTTCCAATAGGGGCCTCTTTGCGAAGCACTGGGGTATTATTAAAATAGACATCTTTTAGCAAAGCTTTATTGTAGTCATCAGTTCCCCATGTATAGCCACGAGCAGAAGGGAAGCCTTCGATCTCGCCTTCACTTAAAAGGTCAAGAATTCGTACAACCTGTCTTGAATTAAGATCCGCCATTAGATGTCCTCCGCGCTAATACCTGCGGAAACTACAACACTTCCGACCAGCACTTCGCCGTAGCAAATAGGAACTGGAACACCTTGACGGCTTACGTTTTGAATGCCTGAAAAGTTATAACTTTTGGAAGGATCAGTTTCATCGTAAGACGTTTTGGGAACAGGGGTAAGCATTTGACCGACGCCAGACAATGTAAGACCTACGCCTAAAGACAATAAAACTGGCGCAGCAAATGGTACGACAAATGAAAGAGCAATCAGTGCTATACCTATAATTGTTTGAAATATGCCGCCTTTGGCTCCCCCAATAACTGGAACAATGCGGATAGCTTCTGCCTTGCCTGTTGGATAGTGTAATTGCTCGGGCTGATCGCCGACGTCTAGATCAATTTTGCCAACACCAACCTTGTAAAACTTTTCAGCCATATGTTCCCGCAGGCCGGGAAAGTTTGCAACCAAAAACCGCATTGCCTCAGCAGGTGTGCTGACCGCTGCCCTGAAGCTGCGTTGCCCCAAAAACTTGGCAAGCGATCCGTAGACCTTGATGACGCGCATCATTGACACCTGCTGGAATGACGAAGGACGCGTCCGGTGTTCTTCTGATAATAACCGCCATAGACGCCTCTTGAACTAAGCCGACCTGGTACGTGGTGAAGCATCAATTGCTGACCCACATAGATGGCACAGTGGTTTAAGCCTGGACTGTTCATGGAAATGAGCAGTGCATCGCCGAACTGGATGTCTTCATGATCAACCTCGACAAATCCTGCGGCCTTCCAGCACCGTTCAAACATGGGATCGGCGTCAAAGTCGGATTGCAGCGTGGGCCTGGGCCAGTCAGGCAACTCAAGGAACCAGCACTCTGCATACCACTGCCGAGCAAGCGACCAGCAGTCTTGAACGCCCCATACAAACTCACGGCCCAGCAACGGTGCCTTGTAACCGCATGGCTCGCAGCCATCCCATTCCTTGGTGCCTGGGTTGACGATGTGCCATGGCAATCCCGAGTGCTCACAGGCAGCTCGATCCGCATCGCTGGGCGTTGGTGATGCTTTGGGGTGGCTGTGAAAGATGGCTGCCACTTCTCCAGCATCTTCAGCAGCTACAAAGTCTTCAGGTGACAGCACAAAAAAGTCGTTGTCCTGCGCAAGGTTTTTGCATGGCCAGTAACGCTTTCGACCTTTGACAATTACTACTAGGCCGCACGCCTCCCGTGGCGCTTCAGCCAGTGCGTGCTCGATTGCGTCATCTTGCCACTTAGCCATAGAACGATCCTACGCTGGGGAAGCTGCCAAACGGAATTTCGTTGTTGGCGCCAAACCGTGCTTTACAACTTGAAACACGCTTGCCACAGACGTCTTGTAACGCAATGCCAGTGGAGCTAACGACCCGTGGTTCTGCGCCGCTGACGTAACCTGATGCCCAGAGTGGAACGTTGGCGCTGTTGTAATAGACAAGATTGCCGTCGTTTTGCATGGACAGATAGTTGTTGCTATAGCCGCTACCTGTGCGCACGTAATACACACCAGCCACAGAAGTAAATGCACCATAGGTGCCGGGTGACACAACCGGGTCACCGTTCTTCCATGGATTGTTTGAACTGACAGTAACCGGCGCATCAAAGTATTGGTTAACTCTCCACAATCCGGTGCTTGCCGTGACGGTGCCTTTTGCCATTGGCACGCCAGAACCCCCGTAATCATTATCAACAACTGGTGCGCCTTGAGTCCACACGTAGTTTACGGTTAGTCCTCTGGCGGCAAAAGCATCCTTGTAATTTTGCCCTATATCTACAGAACTGGCTGTGTAACTAATCGTTATTGTTCGGCTGCCAACGGTGAACATTTTGGTTGCCGTGCGGCTCTGGTTGGGATAGCTGTTGGGATCGCCTAGAACTTCATAGTAAAAAGCACCAGCGCGGCCAGTGTTGACCGTTGTTTCTTGTCGCCAATCCATATGGCGAATAGCAGTAGGCGTGCCCAGCAAGTCTGTATTGGTTGCCCAGATCGCATCAGGTCCCTTGTACAGCACCAGGTTGCCATCGCCCTGGTTCCACAATCGGTAGGTATCCGATGCTCCACGAATAGTGTTGCTGGCCCAGACAACCGCGTTGGCCTTGTTGTATACCACGATGTTGCCATCGCTCTGCATTAAGGCTTTGTACCAACGGTTGCTGGAGGTCAAGAATTGTTCTGGCGCAAGCGATGTTGACACAGCCAAACTGCTGGTTCCGGCTGCAAAGTTGGTTGCGGGGACAGTGTTTACTGCATTGTCGTTTTCGTCAAAATAGTTGGTCCCGGTGTATCCGCATTCTGGTCCGCGATATTGCCACTGGCAAATGTTGGCAATGCACTGTCGTTTTGGCGCTCGTACACCAGCAAGATCAAATACCGCTGCAAGTTCAAATTCAACTACAGATATGTTTTCATTTGCCTTTCGGTCAACGTAATAAATCTCCTGTGGCATTTCAGCCGTGGGGTCTGGCGTCCCATATGGGTTTACGTCACCGGTAAAATTCTTGCTATCCAAGAAGCGACTCATCGTGCGGATGCGAACAAACTTTGCACCCGTCAAATCATTGCCAACTGTAATTTCATTGACGCTTAGCAGCAACGCAGATATGCTGCCGAGCAAGTTAGATATGCGAACGGTTGGCCTGGGAAGCTGGCCATTACCAGAATACTCAAAACCGTCTACTTCAATTGGCAGCGGAGAATATGGATTGCCTTTCCAGTACACGTCACCAGATGGAAGCTTTTTGTTTACGCCAGCGTGAAAGTAAAAAATCTCACTGCTGCCATGCAGCTCTTGCACCAGGTGCAATTCGTACAGCTCAATGATCGCGTATGGCGAACTGGTAAGCAGACTCTGGAAAATCTCTACGTTGACGTCGTTGCTCATGGTTCAAACACCTGCATAAAGGTTGCGCTAATCGTGGCGCGATTCAAGTATGGGATTGTCTTGGTCCACTGCTCACAGATCCACTTGTAAGAGGTGGCGGTATCTGGTGGTGTCCAGTCAAATGACTCTGTTCCACCGCGTGCATCAAGGAAGTCCTCGATGGTGTCCGCATTGGTTTCTGATACTTCCCAGGTGAGGCTCCAGCTTTTGGGGTTCTGATTCAGGCCAAACGTAAGCCTTTGGCTATAGCCGTCACCAAACTGCACCTTGCGTACAACTGGCTGGCTGGTCTTCTGGGCGCCGTAGGTTGGCGCGATGCTGGGGAAAGTTGCCATTAGCGTCGGGTGCTGGCCAGGAGTCCACCTGGGCGCTGTTGCTTGATCAATTCTGCCTGCACCGCAGCGGAAACTGCAAGACCCAGTTGCTTGCCTTGTGCTTGGTCGCCTTGGATATTGGAATTGCCGCTTGCGTCCACGTTGACCACCACGCTGGTGCTGCCACCGCCTAGCGCGTTATTTGGAACAATGGTGCCACTTCTACCTGGCATAAACAGCTCAGGTCCACGCTCGCCCACCATGTAAGGCGTCCCAGCTGCTACAGGACCGCCCATAGCGCGTTTTTTAAATGCTCCGCTGTAGTCTTTTGCACCGGGTAGTGACGGAGATAGTTGCGGTCCTGAACCTGGTTTGAACTGGCTAGAGCCAAGGCCGCCACCGCCGCCACCGCCACCGCCGGGGAACAATGACAGCACTGTATTCAGAATTGTCATTTGGATCCACTTAGCAATAATCTGGGCGGCCATGTCTAGGAATGCGTCGGCCACACTTTGGAAGAAACTGGCTAATGCCTCTTTGGCGCCCATGCTGCCATCAATTATTCCTTTGAACGAAGTGGCAAAAGAATCACCAATTGCCTTGGCACCAAAAGCAACCAAGTTGGAAGCCTCTGTCAATTTATCTAGTTCTTCTTTGATTTTATTGCGTTCACCCGTAATGCTTTCTTGAAACGTCTTTGGTTGATTTGCTGCTTCGGCGCCCTCTTTGGCTTCTTCAACTTTTTGACCAGGCAGCTTCTGTAAGCCTTCTAGTTCTTTTTTCAGTCGGGCAACTTCATCTGCTGAGGCACCACGAGCTTCGGCTTCAACTACTGCCACTTTGGCCAAGTCAATCGCTGGCTGCAAAGCTTCCTGAAGTGCTTTGCCAGCACGGTCGATCTGGATGTACTGCTTGGCAAGTTCAGGATTGATGCCTTCAGCCACTAACCGCTGATACGCCTTGTCATCTTCAAGTTTTGTTTTATTAGCTGTAATGATATCTTCCAGTGGCTTTAACTGCTGATCAAGTAAGGCTTTCTTGTCCTTGGCATATTTGTTGTTTGCAATTAACACTTCGCTCAGCTGGGCACTGGCAAGCAGTTCGCGCTCCTGCTGTGATTTAGCATTCTTTTGCAGTTCAAGAAACTGCATCCGGCGTTCAACCGCAGCCTTGTCGAATTCCCCTTTTAGCCGTTCTGCATCATTCATTGACACTTGAATGTCAAGATTGGCAGCTGCCAAATCGTTCAATTTAAAGGCATCAGCAAGTTGTTTCTTGGTTTCCTCTGCAAGACGTGCGGCTTCTTTTGCTGCCTTTTCGGCTGCTCTTTCTTCGTCGGTTTTTCTTTTTTTTCGTGTTCTACCACTGCCACCCCCCTGCAAAAGTTTATCCAATGCTGCTTGTTGCGCGGCGGTAAGTCCACCAGTGGCATTAGGTTTTGTCTCGGCTGGTTTATCCGTTCCAAGCAGCTTTTTGATTTCAGGTTGCTGTGCTAGTAATTCAGTAAATTTTTTGCTATCAAACTTTCCAAAACCGCCGGCCTGTTGCTGCAACTGCCTTGTTCGTTTTTCTCCTATCAACTCAGCGGCACCGGGCAACACACGTCCTGGCGCCGAAGTGCCCACGTCACCACTTTCAATAGCGGTTTTAAGAATTGCAGTATTTTTATTCATGCTAAACATTTGCCCTAAAACCATTATTCCTTCACTTGCTTTTGCAATAACAATGTTTATCAATCCAATAAGCGAACCCAAAGTTGGGCCAAGTACCTGGTCAAGGGCTATGGCAAGGTTTCCAATTTGATTTACCATTTTTGTAATTTGACTGGACACGGTTCCACCCA